ATAGAATCTTGGTGAATAAATACCTTCCCAAGCCATTGAGTTAATGGATACTGGTAGAGGTGTTTCTGAGAAAACTGATAAAAAGAAGTTATCATTTTTCTGATGTATCGGTACTGTAAACATACGTTTCTCTGTAGTTTGTCCTCCTAAGGCTGCACTATCAATTTGATATTGATCAGCAACTGGTACTTCATAAATAGTATATACTTCATTCTTCAGTACAAAAGTAATGTTAGATTTATCAGCAGGAGCACTAGTAAATACTACATCTCTTGTCACCGCTATTGTATAATCAACATTAAATACCTTTGTAACTCCATCTACTGCTACTTTAATTCTAGATACATCACTAGGTATAGAAGAAGAAGCATCTTGAAAGTTAAATGTAATAGGAAAAGTAGTTTTTGAACCATCTCCTGTATGTACATTCTGTTGCTGTCCTCTACTATGAACTTTAAATCCACAGGATCCAGTTCTTCCTACATTAAATTTACACCTAGATACAGTTAATTGTGCTGTAGTATCTACAATACCTTCACCTAAAGTGAAGTAAATCTTAGGTAATTTAATGTCCATTGCAAATTTATAACCTATTCTAGCTCTAGATAAGTTAGTTCTAATGTAACCACCAGGATCTGATACCTCAATATAAGTAGAAGTAACAGTTTTTGCGTCTCTAATAAGACCAGAATTATGAGTTGATGGGTTCCCATCATCCACCATTATAAGTGTAGGTGTCTCATCTGTTAAATAATTAGTGAATGGAAAGTTAATTCTAGATAAATATTCATTAGTAGTTGACTGAGCCGCTACAGTCGGTGTAAAGAACATATCAATATGTGGATTAGCTTTGATACCACCTTCAGTAGAGATTGTATTAATGCTAGATCTAGTCATACGTGCTGTCAACATAACATAATAACCAGTACCACTGGGATTAGGTATCTCAATTACAGCATATAATTGATCTCTCCATATATCTAAATGTTTAATAGTACCAGGTGTATCCCATATATACCATGCTCTTATTTGATCTTGATCCCCCGGATCATAAGTACTATATAAAAATATCTCAGATGAATCAGTAGCATACATAGCCACCCTTTCACTTTGAGAGTTAGTTACCAATCTATTAATATTAGATGGTAATAGTTCTTGTACAGTCTTAGAGAAATCTCTAACAAGTGAGTTCTCTTGATAACCTTGAGTTGTAACAGCTACAGCTCTAGCATAAGATAGTGTTTTATTAATAAAAATAACATCAGAACCCATAGCTTCTGGCATTATATCTTCATCTATCTCTACAGCTGATAAACTTCTAACCCTATAAGTAAGTGGAGATAGTACACCACTATCAGAGTATAACACATATATATTATTAGTACTGAATAGAAGTAAACCATTAGCTTGTGGTAAGCAATGAGTTAGATGAGCAGGTTTTGTAGATGATGTTTTAATATCCATCTGATCACCATCAGTATATACCAATGCTGATTTCCTAAAGAAATTATATCTCTCATTAATACCTGCTCTAGACATGATTAAATTATCTTCAGATAGAACACCAAATCTATTTTGATAATTAAAAGATGCATTCAATTTTTTACCAACAAATGATGGCATAGGATTAGTTGTGTCATCACCTGCAGCTCTTGCAGTCCATGTTATAGGACCAAATGTAGCTGCACTGTCAGTTATAACTAATTCATGTGGCATTGTAGAAGCAGTCAAACCAGCTGAAATATCAGGTGCTCTAACTTCTTCCCATGCTGAACCAGTCCACTTCAAATAATAATCATCTTTATCTCCATCACTATTAAGTATTCTATATATAGCATTAGTAGCTGGAGAAGTTACGTTTTGTATGAGACTAGCATAGGTAGATTGAGTACCAGCGATATTAGTTTCTGAAGTATCAGCTGCTATTGCAGTGACTACTTTTCTTTTATTTGTTATAATTACAGAAGTTTCATCTGATAAAGCATGATAATCATTCACTGGTGTTTGATTAGTAGCAGTATCTGCCAACACATTTAGATAGCCAGCACTGTTATCTGTAATTGTAACTGCTGTACCTGCCTCAACATCCCATAAATAAATAGCACCATTAGCAGAAGGGCTAGATGTAGCAGGAGTAATACACCCGAAATAAGGTTTCCTATTACCATTAGAAGTTTTTCTATAAATAGTAAACCAGAATGAATTATTAAAAGTAGGTGTTGCAATAGTTGCATTACTTGTATTTTCAAAAGTAAATTCATATCCAAAACCAGGTCGCTTAGATAATCCAAAAGTAGGATCAGGGTAAGCATTTCTACAGTCAGTTACCTGACCTTGTAGAATTTGATCATCTGATTGTTTAGATATACCACCTAAGTAATTTGATATACGTTGTGTTACTGCTGCCATTTAGGATCTTCTCAATGCTTGATAAGGTTGATAACTAGTGTAGAAGTTTCCTTCTTCTTCATAGCCGAAGATGGAATGGCTATATTGTTGGGTGTCAAATTCTAATGCATATGTTTTACAGAAATCCTCTTGCTGTTGTAGTCCTCCTATAACTGCAGGATCTCCTACTGTACGTGTTGCAAATAGTTTACATGCTCTAGCATTAACATACATTTGTATAGGTTTTGGTAGTTCTACCCATTCAAATTTCCAAAGCACAGTACAATACATAGCTTCTTTCCAGATGAATGTATGATTAACCATGTCATAAAGATATAGATCATTAGTATCTAACGCTACATCCTTTCTGATCACAGCTCTAAAGTTTATATTATTAGCTATACGTTCTCCTAGAGATACTTGTAACATATTAGTAGGTACAAGGATTCTACCAGTGTCATCTAGTGACATCAATACATGATATTCTTTATTGAATGACCAGCCTTCAGCTTGGATTTCATCAGAACATTGTGTAAGAGTTTTCTTAGCAATGTCAATATCTGGGTTAGGGTCCGATAAATCTTGAACAGGAGCCTGCCCAACACTCATCAGCATTTGATTAATTGGTTGTAGTAGTGGATCTGCTGCTGTTCCTGAAGAAGTCATAATAGAATAACGATAGTGTTATGTGTATAGTAAAGAAAAGGGAGCCGAAGCCCCCTTAGTGAATAATTTAAGCTGCAGTTACAGTGACCCGTGAGCCAGGGAAACCGTCAATCTCAACTACAGTGCTGCTGTCATAACCTTCTCCTGGATTAACAATATTAAAATTATCACCAGTTACAGCACCAAGACTGGCTACAACATTACCATCGCCAAAGGCAGGTAGTGTACCAGAGCTTGTTGTTGCGAAACGAATAATCAAACCAGCACCTTCTTTACCAGTTGTAACTGTAGTAGTGGTAGCAGTTACAAGAGCTGAGTTACCGAAAGTACCTGTAGCATTAGTAGCTGGATTAGCCAAATCAGTTACATCATGATTAACAAGTGTCTGATTCTGTTTAAGTAGTGTGTTAGTCTTACCTCCATTCATACTAGAAAAGTTATAAGAGTCACCACTACCTGTTGCTAGCGCACTAGGTACACTAGAACCGAGTGAGTATACAGTAGATGCTGCTACAGCACTACCATACCCTTTCTGTGTTTTGGCTACTGAATAGCCTTTAATTGTTGCCATTTATTTAAACCTCTGTTGTAATTTCAAGGACACCACCAGTACCACCAGCAACCGAGATCCAATCACCAGATCTATAATTACCAGTAGCACCAGTAGCAACTGTAGCTGTTGCCAAACCACCTTCAGAATCCACTGTTGTATTAACAGTTACAGTAGTTACAGCTGAGCCATGTACAGTTTGTCCACTCCAAGTATTAAGAGCAGTAGTACCTGTTGTGGTTGCAACTGCTGATGCAGCACTATAACCTGAACCAGGTCTAACTACTCTAAGAAGAGTGCCAGATGTTACTGGTCTACCTGCTGTCGCTACTTGATTAGAAGTACCTGAGTTCTGAAGTCCAGCTACACCAGCTTCAATAGGTTTAAACGGATCTTGAGTTAGTGAATATAGGGATCCACCATTCCCATCAACACCATCTGATTTATAGAAAGCCATTATATAAGCCTCCTATCAAGCAGCAGCTTGAAGCTCAATGGCACAAGCAGGGTTGAGTGTACCAGCGCCCATAGCCATACGTCCTACAATCAAGTCACCCTGATACATAGTGCGTACATCGGAACCAGTTGTTTGTACTGAAGGTCCAATAGATTCAACTACACCAGCAGCATCACGCATGTAGATAAGTCCACATGAAGTCGTGAAGTCTCCGTTATAGTTATTATTCTCACCACTCACTTGCTCTACTACACCATTAGTTCCTGTACCAGTCAACATGAATGGCAGGTTATTGGAACGACGAATAGAGATGCCAGCGATTTCATACAGTCCTTCACCTGAGTTCAATGAACCCTGAGTAGAAGTACCGAAGTCACGGTTAAGAATATTACTATCAACTTGAGAGATCAGTGCATAGTACTGACGTGGGTTGAGTACAGCAGTGCGACCTTCGCGGGGCACGTTCTTCTCATCCAAGATTGATGCTGCTTCAAAGAATGCGTCTACAAGAGACTGTGCATTGTATTGGTTATTAGCACCAAGGCGGATAATAGAACCACCGGGCTCAGGACCAGGTGCTGCAGTGATTGGGCTAGCTTCCCTAGCAGCCAATGTAATTGTACGGAAGATCTTCTTATCATAACTCTCTGCAAGAGCATGACCAATCTTCTTAGCGATTTCTGATCGCAATGAATAGTGAGAGAGAGTCTCATCAAGATCGTAGATGAAGGCACTGGATACCAGCAGGTCATCCATCACGATGGTCTTCTCTGCCACTGGGGGATTACCATCACCAAGAATAGGAGTACCTGGAGTATGATAATCAGCAGTCATCCTACCTGAGTAGATGAACTGCATTGACTTACCATTAGTAAGTGTACGGTTTTGTACTGTACCCTTAGCGATAGTGGCACTCTCATAAGCTTTGAAGAGTTCACCGCTGAACAGTTTCAGGTACAGTGCATACTTTCCCGTAGCATTACCAGCATCATAAGTAGTACTTAGTGCTAGTTGGGGGTCCGAATTAATTGAACCAAGAGGAGTAGGTCTGGTATTATTAGTAGCAGTACCTACGGCTGGAGCTGTCATTTAGTTTTACTTTGTATAGTTTTACATTTATTTGTTCTTGCGTCCAAGAATGTCTATTCAATTTTTAATTAACCGATCGATTAACGGTATCCATTAATAAGCATCGTAACACTTATTACTTGGGCGCTAACCATAGAGAGCAAGGGTCCGACTCTGAGGTGTCCTTACTCTATTGAAACTATAGGTACAATGTCATTACATAAATGTTCAAATCTAGAACCAGGTCTAAAGGTAAACCCTTTCTTCTGGATCTCTGAACATTTCAATGCTCTGACTAATTCATAATCTAGTCTCATTTTTTCTTCTTGTCGTTTGGCAATTGATTTACAACGCTCAATAATGGAGCCATCAAGAGGAACCATAAAATTAATCTGAGCACCGAAATTATTACCATTTGTATTACCTTGGTTTTCATAAGGTCTTACATTATTACCCATATAAAATGGGGAGAATGTCATTGTACTACCATTACAAACAATACCTCCTCCCATCTGTTGACGGGAAGGAGCACCATTATTTTGGAATTGTACAGCTTGATTAGTTACATTACCAGTAGCTGCTGCAACTGGATTAGCAGTGTTGTTTACTTCTTCTTCAGCATAAGCTGGACTTATTGAGAGAAGACAGACAGCGAGGTAGTAGTAGAGTTTGTTGTAATAGTTCGATCTATTTCTGTTAGCTCTATGATTCCTGCTGGTCTTGCTACAGTCTCTAGTTGAAACTGATCTCCTGCTGTATGTATTGAGAACGTTGTGTTTGTTTCTCTGATTGCTGCGGAAGGGGTTACGTTTGTACCAGACCAACTGTTATAAACACCTCCATATTTTGTTGTATCTACTGTTTCAGTAATTGTTTGGGTGGTTGTAGTTGTAGCCTGCATACTTCCTTGGGTGAAATTAGGAGTTACAGTTTGAGCTTTTGCTGTTTGTATAAACAGGAGTGGAATTAAAATGCGTAAGATTTTCATTCTTTTTTCTCCTTAGGTTTGTTCTCTCCGTTTTGTGAACGGGATATCCCATAAGAAGCTAGTGTTCCACTAAGTAAACTAGCAATAAAAGTGGGGTCCATCTTTTGAAAGAACCCCATATAAGAAGAGGTTAGCATAGCTGCTGACCAAACCAATACTGCTAATTTAACTAACTCTTGAAACACACTATGTTTCTGGTCGTCCAAATTTCTTTTGTATCCTTGTTACTATTGTTTTGATTACAGGTTTCATAACAGTAACTACTCTTTTAAATACTGCTGTTGCTGTTAGAGTAGCAGCCACTGATACAGCAGCAGTACTACTAGCAGTTATTAGAATTGCATTACTAGGTAATGGTATATCTAAATCAACACCAGGTATAGAGAAGTTCCTCATGTCTGGAATCTTAGGTAAGGATGGTTTAGGTGGTGGGTTATCTTTAGCAGCATCTTCTTCTTCTGAAGTTATACCGGGTGGTGGTCTAAGATCAGAAGGTGGCACCGTTAAGGGCTTGTAAGAGGGGATGTCTGCTTTAGGTAGAGCAAGGGTAGGATTGGGTAGAACAAGAGCCTCAGGGAGCCTTATAGAAGGCAGTAGTGAGGGTTCTCCTAGTCTACTCATACTACAGCTTCTACACCCATTTGTGTGGTTCCAGTTTTGAAACCAACAACTCCGCCGTTATTTGTAGTTGCATTAGTACAACGCTCTAGTCTTTGAGTCATAGTACCTGAGTTAGGGTTATCACCATAACCAGTGGTAGCATGGAACCAAGCATCTCCTGTAGTACTTACTGCATAAATAGTTTTACTTAGACTAGTTCTATCTTTTGGATTGTAAGCAGCCATTGATTCTCCTTTTTAATTTTTTACTTGTTGTGTCACGTAGTAAGCGACACCACGGTAATGAAGCTTCCGTTG